CGCTTACCGCGTCGTTTGCGTCTTTTATTCGGTCTGTAAGTTCACCCGCTTTCTTAGCGAGCATTTCCATTTGTGCTGGGTCAGTAGCCGCGGCGATTTCCGCTTTTAACTGCCTTAACTCGGCTTTCATTGAGCCGACACCCGTAAGTTTTAAAGGTATTGTAACTTCATTCATAACAATATTACTTTTAGTAGGTGCGAATTTCTAGGGTAGTGTTAGTCAACTTGTCGTCGTCATGTTGGTGGCCGCTTGTTCGACAGGTTACAATTACTACGTTTCCGTCCGTGTTTACATAGGCAGCCGCCTGGTAGTCGTGTTCTACCTGGTTAACCTGAATGTAAGTATACAACGGGTCAAAAGGCCTTGTCGGTGTTCCTAGATATTCACCTTGGGCGGTACGCGTCCAAATTACCTGTCCTATGTTATTACTTAATTCTATTGCGCTAGGGTCGTTAGTTCCCGTTTGAGTAAGGTTAGCCACGTAAGTAGAACTTTGAGCCGCTGCGCCGTTTATTCTAGGGGTTATTATTCCGTCTTCGTTTAGTGTTTGTCCGTCACCAATTACCAAACCGCGCACGCCTTGGGCGATGGTGTTACCGCGTCCCATTACCGCAACTTGCGAACCTTCTAGAATTACGTTACCCGAAATAGTCGAAGACCTAAGAACGGAATTTAGGGCGGCCTGTACATTTGGATTGGGTGCAGGGTTACCCGTGTTTGTAATGAATGGGGCTAGTTCTAGTTCGCTGTCTACGCTTATAAGTTCGACCTTTGTAAGTCCGTCCGTGTTTGCGTTATAATCAATTACGCGGTTAATGTTCCACCATGAGTTATCGATGCGTATTTTGTCGCTAAGTTTTAGGCTATGTATGTCGTTTTCTGTCAACTTGAAAAACGCGCTTAGCATTTTGCCCTCGTTAATTTGGTTAATGGTACGACGCCAATACATATTGTAAAGCGTGTTATTCGTTAACGTTTGAGGGTTGTAATAATAAAAGTCGCACGTTCCAAAGTTAATGTCAAAGCTAGGTGTTAACGCGTTGTCGAAATGCGTAATAGCTGGGTAGGTAGTAACTCCATAAGTACCTGTTACACCGCCGTCAATGATGTCGTAAGACCCGCAAGATTGTTCACCGCCGTCGTAAAGTATTCTTATGTTCGTCTTAGGCGCTTGTCCGTCTATCATGGGTACAATTGCACCAAAGGTTGTTTGGGCTATTGGCGTAGGACTAAATAAAAGTTCTTTCGTGTCTATGTCTTTTACGTACTCCGAATTAAAAATGTATTCCTGTTGTCCGTATATTTCGCGTGTAGCATCAAAATACAACGTGTTTGGCGTGTCCGTGTCTTGTTTGTAGGTTAAGATTAAACGCTTGTTTGTGACGTCTGGTAAAAACTCCAAGTTTTGTTCGCGGTCTTTTGCTAGTTTATAAGTCCAGTCGCGCTCAGTTCCATTGTCGTAATACTCGTCGCGGTGCGTTAAGATTATGTTGTTAGGTTCGTTCGGGTCTACGTCTGCAAATAGGTTGTACATTTGAAAGATTGACTTTACAAAGTCGCTTTGCTTTACCTTTTGCGGTACGTATTGGTTCATTGTTAAGAACCCGCCAATAGGTTGCGTATTGCTGTTTGGTATTATTTCAAGTTCAATATCTAGAATGTCTATGTTAACGTCGACTTGCGCAGCTACACCCGCCGCCGTTCTCCAAGCATATTGCCCAAAGGTCATGTTTGAGGTAATACCCGCCCTAAGTTCTAGTAAGTCACCCGCTGTAATGAAAGGTGAAGGGGTGGTTATTCCCGTGTTTTGATACGTTCCGAACGTTGTAGTTCCAGAAGCAATAGGCGAACTAATTACAATAGGCGTAAGAAATGAGCTTGCACCTTGTCCGATAGGGCTAACCGCTTGCAAGTACGGCGTAAACGTTCTAGGTGCAGCTACATAAGTACCCGACTGCGAGTTGAACACGTAGGGTTGTACGTCACTAGCCCCCGTGTTTTCAAACGTTACCTCATAAGTAATATTAAACTTGTATTCGTAAGACTGAGAAGCGGACGGGTCAACATCCGTAGGTGCGGTGTATTCACCCGTAGTAGGGTCAAATATGCCTTGCGTGTCTAACGTTTCAGCCCAACCCGTAAGCGTTTCGAAAAAGCCTAGAAAGTAGCCGTTGGTAGGTTGTGTGTTGCTAGTGGTGTACGTGTTGCGTGCTTCGACCTTGTAGTCAGTCCAGTCTATTTGGTTTTCTTCGCCGTTGTAAGGAATGAGTAATTTATCAAACCTAGCGTTTTGTAAGTTCGCCCAAGTGTAGGTAAAACCCGCGTTGGCAAATATGCGGTCGAAATAAGTCTTCGCGTAAATAGCGGGCTTAATTTGGCGGACGTTGTAAAGGTTGTCCGTGTCGTAAGGTAAGACGTATTTAAAGCCGTTGGCCTGAGTAAAACCAAAAGTGCCAATAATTACGCTAGAATTTGAGTAATGGTTTAAGTCGCTAAAATCTATGTCCGTAAGTTCGGCGTTAGTTATGGCCGTGAATAGCTCCGCCTTTGTGTCTTTTATTAATACTTCGTAGTTAACAATTTGCTCGTGTGCGTCAGTAAGCTGTGACTTGTTTACGGCTATCAATTGCAAAATTGCGTTGTCTAAAATTACAACGTCGTTTTGTGTGACTTGGCAATAGGTCAACTGCGAAATGTCGAACGTACCCGCGTCTATGTTGACGTCGTAGTAATGGTTTAAGAGTTGGTTGTTGTTGTCCGTTCCCGCTAGTACAATAGTCTTTGAAAACGTCCCCGTGCGTTTTGTTATGTCGCGTATTTCACCAACTGAAAAGGTAAGGGGAAAGCTAACGTCCTGGCGCACGTCAAGTACGCCCGTGTCTAAAATAATTTTAACCATTGATTGCGTCGTTATTTGCTAGCTTAACAACTAGGCTTTGTTTAATTAGGTTCTTGTTACGCTGTTTAAACACTTCGTAAGAGTTGTTGGTAACGATTACGGGTAGATAGTTCGTGCTTTCAGGTACGCGAACGGGGCAGCCGTTTTCGTCTATTACTGGTATGCCATCTTCTGTTGTTAGGTACGTGACAAGCTTAAAGAAAACTTGCGGGCTAGTTACTAATTCTTCGAAGTAAGTCGCCATGTTTTGGGTCATCCAGTTAGAATTTAATTCTAGCGTCTTTACGACGTTTATGTTAAACGTGCTGAAGCCAAATTCTTCGTAATTGTAATTCCATTGGCCGCCGCTTACGTAGCCTTGAACGTCTTGGTTGTACTCGTCGCGTTGTACTTCGCCACGTTCGTAGCTCTTAAGTTGAAACGCAAAGCTTGACCATGAACCCATGCGATCCAAAAAGCACAAATGATACTCATTAATTTGTACACGTCGGTCTATATTGACGCGGTACTTAACGGACTTCTGCCCTCCGTCGTCGTACCAAAAGTCGTAATACGTTGTGTCGGGTTTTACTAGTGGTAAAGTTCCCGCAGCTATGGTAAGCACGCCCGCGTTGTTCGGGCCTACTGCGACACCTTCGATAGTTGAGTTGTTTGTAAGTAGTTTGGTTAATAGGTCGCCGTTCGAGTTTTCAAAGACTATCTTTTTACCTATGCGCCCGCGTAAGTTTATCCAAAGGTCTTGGCCTAAGGTCGCGTTAAATTCCGTTTGAGGTTGGTTTGTAAGCCAAAGCTTTGTGACGCCGTTAGGGTTGTACGTATTTTCGTCGTATGTCGGAAATTCAATAAAGCGCCTAGCGCCGTTAAAAACGCGTTTAACGTCAAAGTCCGTAATGTCGTACGTTACTACTTTGCGGTTGTCAGCATAGACCACCGAGCCGTCAATATTTGCATCGGTAACACTAGACCAAGACACGCCAATTTCGAACCATGAGCCGCTAGCATTTGTTACCGAATGTAAGCCTTCGACTAAAGGGTTAGCCGTACCGCCGTCCGCTTGGGTTATGTTTACTTGGTCTCCTACTACAAACGTATTTGTTACGTTCACGCGAACAAAGCCGCCTGAGTTGGTAAGCGCTGAGGTGTAATTGAATTGCGCTAGGTATTCTTCACCCGTCTTTACTTCGTAGTTGTAGTAAGAATTTACCGCGTCGTAGTCCGTTGTTATGGTTGGTTGAAAGTCCCAACTAACGTAAGAGCTTAGAAACTTAGATAGGTCAAGTTCGCCGTACCCCGTGCCAAAGGTTGGTAGTATTTTAAAGCGTCCGATTAGGGTCGCGCCGTTGTATACGTCAAAAATGTACTTGAACCCGTCTAGGTTCTTATTAGTTGAGTCTACTATAAACTTTACGGGGTTATAAGCGGGTGTAAAGCTTTGGGGTTGTGCTATTATTGTTTGTGCCATAACTATATTAATTTGCGCTCGTCTTTAATTAGAAAGCGAAGTAAGCGTCGTCGGTGAAGTATTGTTCTTTTATGTATGTCGTCGCGTACCTAGTCGCGTCCATTGCGTCGTCGTACAGCTTAACGGGTTCGTCTAGGATTTGGTCTCCTACCTTTTTCCATTTATAGTTTTGGTATTCCTTTTTTAAGTGTTCGTTTTCCAAACAAAAGACCCCGAAAGTCTTTATGTTGTCAATGCCTTTCTTTACGGACTTGTTCGCATTTAGAACATTGTACCCCGCGTTGTTCATTTCAGCAATGATTTCGGGGCGTGCGTAGTCGGCTATTATTTCCGTTTCCTTTTCTATGTTTAGGTCGGCGAGGCGGTCAATTAGGTTCGAGGTTGTTAGGTAGCTTTCGTAAATGACTGGCTCTATAAAAATATCTTTTTCGTGCCAATAGACGCGAACTAACGCCGTCGGGTGATTGTAACCAAAGTCTAAGCCATAGACGAACTGCGTAAAGCGCGAAGGGCGGTGTAGTGCAAATGTCCAGTTCGAGTAAATGTTGCTTTTACTTATGGCCTTTTCGCCTAGCGCGTAAATTTGGTAAAGGGCCTCATCGGTTCGTTTGAGGTCTTCGATTTGGCGTTTAATTGAGTCGGGTAAAAATGGGTTATCGCGGTATGTACTTTTGATTAGTACGCTTTCGTTTTTTGGTAGGTCATAAAGCCAGCTTGTCGAGTCGCTGGGGTTATAGTCAAAAATTAGCTTTGTTTCGGTACGCATGTTTAACTGCGTGAAGTCGTCGTAAAACAACTCATTGGCCTCGTTACACCACGCTAGGTTGCGCTTGCGCCCCCTAATCTTTTGCTCGTCGTCAACACTAAAAAATTCAACCATTGAGCCGTTAGGGAACGTGTAAATATGTTCGGACATGTTATGGCTAGCTTTGTCGTAAATTCCCGACTCTTTAAGCACTTCGAAAAAGTCGCGCATTGCCGTTGCCCTTAGCGCTGGGAATGTCTTACGAATTATTGAAACGACGACGCCTTTGTTTTGTAAGCAATAAACCAGGATCAATTGGCATAAGCTGTAAGTCTTACTTGAACGGCTGCCACCCTCGTTAATGATAAAACGCGCCTCGTTGTTGTAAAGCGCGTCGTAATTCTTTTCAAATACAATTGTACTTTGTAAGTCCATTACTCAATGGTTTCAACCTTTATCAATTGAACAGACCACGAAATAGGGTAAAATGCCGCTAGCATATTATGGAACTCCCTAATGTAAACTGCTACACCTTGTTCTTCTAGCTTTAGCCTTACGTTTGTGAACGTGTTTTCTTCTGTGGTAAAGTCGGGGCGGGTTATTCTTAATGTTATTCTTTCCATGTTACTCAATTTCCTTAGTGTCGGGTCTAATAATGCTTATCTTAATTTCGTTTATGTTTTCGCCGTTGCTTGTTACGTCCGTCTTTTCGGTCAAGTTATTTAGTCTTTGAGTAATTGACGGGTTGTACTGCCCGACCATGCCCCCTTCGATTTGGTCTTGGCGGATTTCCCGCTTTATACGTTGGCAGACCCCGCAATAATCTTCGTACGCTCCATTGGTATTTCTAAAGTAGTGGTCAAGTGTTACGCCTTGTTCGTAACCGAATACCTCAAAACCTTCGTATGTTAACGGCACGCGCAGTTTTTCTTGAACTACTTTACCGCTTTGTAATGCTTTGTCTATTACTCTAGGGTTTGAGTGTACTTTGTCCTTATAGGCTAAGAACATTTCTAATAGCTTTTCGGGTGTCTCTATGTACTTATGCTTTCCCATTTTTGTTCGTGTTTTTAAAGTGGTCTAAAAAGTCGTCTTCGCTTACAAACTCAATACAAAGTAAGCCTTCTTGGTCTGTCAAGTACAAAACAAAATGCACCCCGTCGCGTTCTAGCTGGTCTTGTATTGCATTACAATAAGCGGCCATGTTTTTACCCATGTCAACTACTGCGTATTTCATTTCTTAAGGCTTTTAACGTATGCGGTCATTGCCTCGCGTGCATGTGTTTCCCAAACTCTATTGCATACGGCATAGCGTTGGTCTTCTTTAGGGAATGAATCCACGCGCTCTTGTTCTTGCATGCAGCGTTTTAGAAAGTCGTCTTTCTTTTCCCCTTTAATTGGTTGTGACATTTGTTTTTCTTTTTCGTGTTTTCTTAACTACTGGCTTAGGTTCTTCGACTGCGTCAGCTTGCGCCGTTTCTTGGTCTATTCCTGTATAGGAAATTGTAGGTTTTTCAAATAAGTAGCCTAGACCCATAGAAACATAATAAGTGAAACGCTTAGTGTCTATTTTGTCAACCTCAATTTTGCGTTGGCCTAGAACTGAGTCGTAAGTTACTATGGTTTTTCCTTTGTATTCGTCTTTAATTTGCATTTTCTTCGTTTTTATGTAGTTCTTCGTCAAAGCGACCGATAATGTAGGCGCAAACTCCAACGCCTAGAATTTGTAAATAGGCCGTTTCGCCTTCGTAAGTTAAAGCCACGCCCATAGCTAAGAAAGAAAGGGTAGCGACGGCGTAAAGTAATTTAAATGCGCTCATAACAATATTGAATTTTACGGATTTTTTGTTTTAAGTCCCTGATCATGTAGTGGGCAGACGTGCGGCTAACGTTAAAAAAGTCGGCCATTGCTTCGGCTGTTTGCTTCTTGTCATCAAAATACACTTGGGCAATTCGTTTTTCCACAGGGTCGGTAATTTCACTTCGATATTTTTGTATGCACCACTTACGAAAGTTGTAAATGTTTTCAATTTGGATCTTGTCTAGTACGTCGTCGTTGTCTGGTTCGTCTAGTAGGTCGGGAACTTGGCTTTTAACGTCGTCTTGTTTGTGGCTTAGGCTAGTGTTCCAAATAATTTGGTATTTGATTGTGTTTAATAGATAGCTTTTTACGCTGTTTTCGTCCGTCTTTTCGGTGTCAATAGTCAAAACGTGCAAATAAGCGTTGTTTATACACGTGTCGGCGTTCAGCATCGAGCAAGCCAGCTTTTTGCTGTTGACATAACGAGTTAGGAAGTAATTAGCGTAAGCCCTTACTTCTTCGTAGTTTGCCGACACGTAAGCGTCAAGCGTTCGCTTCAAACCATTGTAAGAACTCATTGTAAAATTTTATTCGGTCGGGTACTCCACACAAACACCGCGTGTCACGTTCGCCCGTTACCTTGTTTCGTATGGCTTGCAGCTTACGCAAGTGCATTTTACTTAGCCTTTCGGGATTTAAGTAGGCTAGTATTACGTTTATTTCTAGTAATTGAGCTTCGCTAAGCATAAGTCGACAACGTAAGAACACAAAGAAACTAGGCAGGCTGTAAGAAATTCACCGCTAACGAACCAAGTAACCCAAAAACCTATACACTTTGGGCAGCCAAACGCCCCGTGTAAATAGATTGTAAGGCGATTTAAAGGCACTTCGCTAAAGATGCGATCGATTAGGTCTTGGAGTGGCTCAAAGTTCGTTATAAACCATGTAAGCGCAATGTAAAGTAGTATTTCCATTTGGTTAAATTCTAGTCAAATATAAGCTTAATTATTAAACAAGACATTTTTTAAATAAAAAAGCCCCTTTTTACGGGGGCTAGTTATTAGTGTAGGTGTTTATAAAGGTATTCGTCTAACTTAATGAGGGTCGACAAATTTACGTCTTTGCCATTCAAGAAATTATTTATTTGGAAATGGTGAAACTTACCCGTTTTTTCTTTTATTTCGGTTACTATTTGGTTTCGGGTTCGTGTTTTCAATAGGTCTTTAATACCACGCCTAAGCGCTTCGTCTTGAATAAACATGATCATGAGTTAAAAGGGTAAGTCGTCGTTTGCAACTACTGGTTGTGTCTGTGGCGTTTCCGTCTTTACGTAAGGTTCGGAAAAAGACGCGCTAAAATAACTATTTCCAGCGCTAGACGTTTTAACCCAAAGGGCTATTTCCATTTCTTTGCCGTTTACGTTTACTTTGCCTCGATAGTCGGGTTGGTTTTGGCTCGTTTTTTTGTCGTTCTTGAAAATTGCGCCTGTGTTTGGTTTGTTTTCCATTATTTTGGTTTTAAAAGTTACTAATAAATGCGATTACTAAAGTTAAAGCTATGGCCGTTACTAAAATAATTGTACCAATCGCCGCTAATTGTTCGCGGTCTTGTCGTTTGTCCATTGGTTTTGGCTTAGGAGTTTTAAAGTTAATCTTTGTTTGTATGTCCTTTACGTCCTTTTTGTCCTTTTGACTAGATGCCCAGCTTTTGCGGTATTCAGTCGTTAGCATTGCCACACGTTTGGCGGTTGCTTTGGTTGGCTTTCTAGCGTTCCAGGTATAAACGGCGCGGTCTACTTTCTTAATATACCCATTCTTTTGCAGCACGTTCAATACGTCCCAAGGCGTGCGGCTGAGTTCATCAAAGCGAAAAGTCGCCTTTTCATTCATTTCGGTTAAAAGGTCTTTATAGGCCTCTAGGTTTGTTTTCTTATTCATTGTTCTTGTTGGTTAGTTAAAAAAATTTCAGCTTCATCTCTAGTGTTGTAAGATACTTCACCTTCTTCATCAAATTCATTGACAAATTTTCTGATTATTTCTAATGCTTTTTCTAATTCTTCTTTCATTGTTCTTGTTGTTTAAGTCTTTCTAAAAGTTCTTCTGCTTCTTCTCTAACTCTATTTATATCAGTTAAAAGTTCAGAAATTCTTTTATCTTCTCCTTGATATTGTATTAAAAGTAAAGCCCCAATGACTTCTAAATCACCGCCTAATAAGCCTCCTTCTTTTAATTCTTGGGCTACTTCTTTTGCTTTTCTCTCTAGTCCTTCTAGTCTATAATTTGTCATTGTTTCTTGTTTAGTTTCTTCTTGTGGAATAATGATTTTGTAGTCAGGATAGTAGAATATACATACCTTTTGGTCACCATCATCAAAACAACTACAATCATCACCATGACATTCTCCAAAACTATTTAGTTTAACGTCAACAAACTCACAACTTGGATTCTTTACAAACCACTCTAAGAACTCATCATCAATAACTTGTACACCATCTGCAATTAAATCTCTGTCTGTTGTTAGGATGATTTTTCTAGATGTGCTCGAATTAATTACGGCTAGCCATGTTTTATCAGCTTTATATATGTCATTTGTACCATCGAGAGGCTTAAACCAATCACCTTCTTTAATTTCTTCATCAGAAGTTATATAGATATTTTGTTTATGTTTCCAATCTTCAATTGGTGAATCTAACAATCTAAACTCATTTAATAGTGTTGAGTAAATTATTAACCTACTTGGTTTGTCTGTTGATAATAAGTGTATGTTTTTCATTGTTCTTGTTGTTTAGTTATCATTTTGTTGACTCCAACAATATGATTATTGTTCTTGTTGTTTAAAGGTTTACTTGTATTAAAGTTCCTGCAATAATCATCATACCCACTATTGCAAACCAAAGAGTTGAAAAAGATATTATTTTTGTTTCTCTTTTATAGTTTACCGCATACCACATAATAGTAAATCCTATTACTTTAAGTATAAATTCTACTGCTGTTTTCATTGTTCTTATTTTTTAAATGTTAAATAATCTTTGATACCATTTCTTTGGTTGAGTCTTGTCAAGGATAAGAGCTACAATTTCTGTATTAACTTGTTCTGAATTAATAGGGTTAGCAGTATACCAATCCTTTCCTAAGAAATGTTCTGTTAAGGCATCTAAAGCTTCTTTATCCGTTGATGGTGGACACATTATTCCAAAGTCTCCGTACTTTTCTTCTTGTTTGTTTACAAAATCTGCTGTTTTCATTGTTCTTGTTGTTTAGTTAAAAAAAAGCCTTTTTCGCTCAAGAAGGCAATAACTCTATCTCCCTACGATGAGAACCGACACTTACTCGGCAGGCTACGTTCCGCACGTCTACGGCATACTTCTTACATCTTGTTTAAAGGTTTTTACTTCGTCTTTTAGTCGTTCAAGGTACAAACAAAAGTCCATAGCTTCTTCTTGAGCGTGTGTGAGCCATTCTAAGGTGCTTAGGTCGCTTCTTTCTAGCGTTGTGTTATACTTCTTTATTCCAACTTGCGAACGTTCGCTGAAGCGACTAAGAACGCGAAGCACAATCTTATCTTCTATTTGCTGTTTCATGGTTCGTTTTTTAGTTGTTTAACATATTCACTTGCATTATTTCCGAATCCATTTGTTTCAAAATTAGTTCCATCAAAAAATGCTTGTTCTAATTGTTGTGTTTCGTATTCTTTTGCTTTTGGTATCAATTTATTTATCCAGATATCAAGTTCTGAATTCGGTTCAAACCAAACTTGTTTTTGAAATTCAGTTAAAAACCATTCGATTGCTGTCATAAAAAATTATAAAGTGTTTCGTAATACTCGCGGCATACTTCGACGCGTTCTTTTATTTGTTCTATAATTTGTTCGTCTTTTTGCACCTCAAAGAACTTCACGCGGCGGTTGTCGGGTATATGGTCGAAATTGTGGCGCTTTGTAACTTGGTCTATAAGTTCTTGGTCTTCTTCTAAAAGCTTAGCGTTCCAGTGCGCGCGTCTTACCTCATCTTGCACCATGTCTTCGGGTGTGTTGACTAGGCAGTAAACGAGTAAGCTTTTTTGTTTACCCGTTAGCCACATGTAGCCCTGCAATTGGTAAAAATAGTCTTTAGTAGGTATTTCTGTGGCGAAGAAAGGGAATGTAGTAGCGTCCCAAGAACTTTTTACGTCTAAAAGTAGGTCGTCCGTGTTTACGTCGGGCGTACCCGTTAGCCATTCATTGCTAAAGTGTTCGTCGTTTTTAATTAAGAACCCTAGTTCTAGGGCTTCGCTTGCTATTCTTATGCTTTCGTCTTCGACTAGGTTGCCCTTGTCCGTATATCTAGAACTAAAGGTTTTACGGATTCCGTATTTTGATAGCAATACTTGTTCTTCGACGTAGGTCTTAGCCGTTTGGCTTAGCAATTCGTTTTTAGATCGCGGAGAAGTCATGATTTTACCAATCGCTGAGCATCGAACTTTAAAAGTGTTCATATAGCGTTAAGCATTTCGGTTTGTGACTCAGTTAATGTAAAGCTGCTAGTAATCTTTTCTTTGGTTACTTTGCCGTCTACAATTGCTTTGCACGCGTCTTGAAAGCGTTTGTTGTCAATAGCGGGCAGTTTCTTTAGTTGTTCGCCGCTTGCGTCCGTGTCTTTGTCTGTAACAAGTCCTAAAGACGAACTAAGTGCATAACGTCGGTAATATGTAACCCCCGACCCAAAGCTTTGAAAGTCGTTCATACCTTTAAGGGTTACGTGTGGTATTGCTACCTTGCTTTCTAGGTTTTCTCCGCTATCTACGTGAAAAATAAGCGTTACAATGTAATCAATGCCTTCTTTAGTGTCTAGCATTTGCGTAAAGCCTAGCCCGTGTTTTTTTAGTAGCGGGTTAATCTTGTCGAAAATAGCGGGTAAATCGGCGTAAGAATAGCCGAACCCTTGCGTTCCTTTGTGAATTACTGGTACTTCTTGCTGAAAAGCCGCAAGCGCTTTAAATAAATTTTTCATGTTCTGTTTTGTTTTCGTGCGTTACGGATGCGCACCCCCCGTTTGATTATTTTGTTTTTTGATTATTTAACTTTTTAAAACGCTCTACTAGTTGTTTCATTTTATTTACACAAGTAGCGCAACACTCTTCTGGGTTAGATTTATATTCATTCATAAAGTCAACCATTTTTAACTGGTTTTGTGTGTGTCTATTGCAAGCGGTATCAACTGAATTTATTTTTACCATTACTGCATTATTTTTTTCACTCCAAAAGATTTTAGAATCTCTAAGGTGATTTTTTTTAGCTGTTATTCCGTGTCTAGTATTCATGTCGTTTCCGTTTTGTTATATGCAAATATAAACACTATTTCTTATCCACCAAATTTTTTGCACAAATTTTTATATTTTTTTATAATTTCTTTCAGTTCGTCGGGTGTATATTTGCGCACCTCATGCGCTTTTTCGTGCAATTCTAGTAGACGTTCTGGGCCTATGCGCCTTTCTATGCCTATTTGGTATTCTAATAAGTTCCCGTGTTTGTATCGGTTGCACGTTACACATTGCGCATGTACGTTGTCTTCATTGAATGTAACGGCTTTGTGTCCGCCCATGCTGAAATAATGCCCAGCGTCGTACTTTTCGCCTAAAGAACCACCGCAACTTACGCAAGGCTTGCCAAAGTCACGAAGACGGACAAACGTATTAAACACCTTTTGCGCTTCTTTGAGCCAGTCTGTGGTCGTTTTAAGGTCGTTCTTTAGTTTTACCTTAGTCTTTTTCCATTGAGCCGCCTTAGCTTCTTCTACAAAGGCTTTTATACATTCGTCTTTTAGGCAAAATTTGTGGTTAAAACGTATCGGTTCGAACTTTTCGCGGCAATTTTTACAGCGTGGCATCTTTAAATTGCTTTAAGTTTCCGTCTTTATCTATATAGATAACTATGCTTTCTCCAGAGTTAACAATTTTGTCGTATGCTTTACGCATTTCTTCTAAATACAAATCACTTAATTTCATAGTAAATGTGTTTTGATAAAATTGTTCTTTTTCCGTGTTTTCATCTACTGTCTCAAACTGCGGTAGTTTAGTTTTTTTGTAGTTTTTAATTTCTCTGTGAACTTCCTCCCAAAAATATTCTTGGTCAAGAGTTTGTATAAAATTATTTCTTACTCTTAATATTTCTTCGACTAAAATAATTGCACATTGTTTAGCTGTATCAAAACACATTGGATAACTTCCCATTGGGTCTTCAGCCATATACATTTGATTAAATAGTTTTTCTGCTTTTTCTTTTGGTGTCATAGTTCAATGTCTTTAAATTTTAGTTCGTTTTTTAGTTCGTCGTATGCAACCCTTAATTGTGCGTTGCGTCTAGCTAGTTGGTTTAACTCGCGGTTCAAACTTATTATTTCGTTATGCATTTCGATTAAAACAAGCTCGGTTTTTAGTAGTTGTTCTTCGCTGTCCTTGCCGCCGTTTATGTAGTCCTTTGCGTCTGGCTTGTCCTTTTCGAGTTTTTCCCTTACGTTTTTAATTCGTTCGCGGACTACCCAAAGGGTGTTCTTTGCCCATAGTATTTTTAAATCTAGTTCCATTTTAAAAATTGTTTAAGTTACGTAATTTTTGGCTTGTAGATATAATTCCGTCCGTGATTGTTTTTTGTACTTCACTTGGTCGGAATGGAGCTAAAGGGTCTACTCCGTTTATTTGAAATCCGATGCCTGAATTGAAGTTACAATACACAGGCTCATTTAATGCCGTATGCTTGCCTCCTGTTTCCGTGTCTTTAACCTTTTCTACTCCTACCCAAGTTATCAGCTTCATTGTTTCGTGTTTGATTAGGCGGTGAATTACAAACATATCATCGCAACGATTCAAAAATGCTTTACCTCCCTCAATGTGGTCTTTAAGTGGTGGTTTCAAATGTCCTTTCCATTCTCCGTCTTGGTATAGGTTACCTGTTCTGCCTGATTCGGAGTTAGGGTGCGTGTTTATGTAGATGGTCATTCCCGTTTGATTAACAAACTGCCTCGCTCGATTCATAAATTCGTAATTACCTGCAAAGCTCATCTCTCGGTCTAAACCTGTAAATGGGTCTATCAATCCTACATTTGCTCCGCTCTTCTTGAATAGTTCGAGTATGTCATCAGGTTTGTATAATTTAGAGTTGTCTACAAAAGTAAAGAACTGCTCCAAGTACGCAAGGTCTCCGCTGATTTGTGAGTGGCTCAATTTACTGAAGTGCTTGCCTCTATACATTTGAATCATATCACGCAGGATTTGACCTTTTTGGTTCTCGCCTGACCAAATGCAGAACGTCAGTCCGTGTTTAAGTGCAAGCGTTAGGAAGTACCAGTTTATCCAATACGTCTTTCCGACATTATCGTGTCCTAAAATGATGTTTAGTTGTTTAGGCTTGAATCTTAAATGCTCATCTAAAAAGCAGTCAAGACCAAGTCCTTGTTTGATTTTACCATCTCGCACATCGAGTAGGTATTGTAGTGCGTCTCCTTGCTTACTTAACATAGTCCTAATTTTCGTGCTAATAATAATTCTTTAGGCTCTTCAATTTGATTAGATTTAGATTTATCTTCCCAAGTTCTAACCGCAGCTTTCCAATCTTTCATTTTGTTTTTTCCTACCATCCATCCTTTTGATTCATAGAAGTCAAAGAATTTTTGCGAATCTACGTTATTATTTCTTTCCTGACAATAAGCCGAAACTTCTTGAAGTGAAGGCACTATAAATAACATTCTTTCTTTCTTTTCATTCTTGTTAGTTGTTAGTTGTTTGTTAGTCGCTTGTTGATTGTTTGTTAGTGGCTTGTTAGTGTCATCGTTTTGCTCTTGGTAACAATCATATTTTGAGATAGTTACGATAGTAAATTGGCTTGTTGATTTTACTTCAATTTCGTTTGTCTTTTCTAACTTTTTTAAAATGGTTCTAATCGTTTGAATTGAGATACCAGTAGCGTTAGAAATGTTACCTAAAGACGAAATGAACTGACCTCTTTTTACTTCAATGCCTTGCCACTTACCATCCTTGTGGTTAGCTTTTAAAAGCATATACATAAACAAGTGAACTGCTTCCGATTTATTGAACCATTCCCACTCTAAAAACTTGCGATGTATTTTAATCCAACCGCTCATTTATTGAACATTTAAATGAGATTCTAAAAAGTTTTTTAACGACTCCGCTTCTTCTAATGTCAAAATAATATTTTGCAAACCATTTGATGAAATTTCCATATACAAACCTTTTTCACAAAAATTAACTTCTAAAGTGTCATTTTCACTTTCAATTTTAAATACAATCATAATATAAATTTTTAATAATAAAAAAACCCCTGCATATCCACGAGGCTCGACGTTCGTTTCAATACAAGGGTTAATAATTCCTTTCGAGTTTATGGTGTCGAGCCAACTCTCCTACAAATATAACGTATAACTTTCAAAAAGGTTGCATCAGCTATAAACTTTTTTCGTATTTACCTAATTTTATGTGTCGCTGAATCTTTTTGAACTGGCTATAAGTCTTCGCTTTTAGAACGTCTTTCGTTAGGTCAGGTGTATCATCGTAGTAAGGAAGCGTTGCACCATGTAAGACGTCATCTATTTGCCTTGTAGCTATCTTGTAGTCTTCATATCCGAACCTGTGTAAGTCTTCGTGTTGGCGTAGTCCGTGAATGATTGTAGCGTGATGTTTACCCCCGAACATTTTGCCTATCTCGTCTAATGAGAATCCTAAAACACGGAGTTCATTATAAAGGTAATAACGCTTGTAGATGTATTCTCTGCTGCGATTCTTTGACCATAGCTTGTGCTGCTCTATAATCTCTTCTATTAGCTCTAATTTCGTCATATTGATTCTATTGGTGTTACTATAAATTTTCCGTCATTGTATCTGCCTGATTCGAGTAAGTCCATTTTCCTCCAATAGGCTAAAGACTGCGAGGTGAATATCCATTCCTGAACTATTACCAGTCCTATTTTGTATGTTAGTTTCCATTTCATAGCTTTTGAATTTCGTGTTTAACTTGTTGCCAATAAATTAATTCTTTATTAGGTGTTTCAAACTCATGCCAATCAATAGCACTTATTATCTCATCAACTGCAATTAATGCGCATTGCTTTGATATTATTTTATGCCACCATCCATTAAACATTTTATGCCTTTTCATTTTCAAGTATTTCAATACTAACTCTTCTGCTTTTTCTTTTGGTGTCATAGCTGCTGCATTTTAATTTCACAAATTCGGTTATAAAGGTCGTGGTTGAATGATGTCCAAAAGCGGTCAATTTGATATTTGTTAAATGAACCACCAAGTGCCCTCGTCGTTGTAGGCTTCAACGTAGGCATCTTCAAACGTGTTTGCTTCGTATAGTCTTTCAAGGCATTCATCGCATTCTCTTGTTTGTTTAATAGTGAGTTTTTCATCGTAGGTTTTTTTAGTGATTTTATAATGAGCGTAAGCGTCAAAAATTTTTATTTCGTATTCGGCTAGTATTTCGGCGTTCATGTCTGTGTCTCCTTCGTCCCAAAGCGTGACAAATAAGTACACAAAATTCTTGTCGCTGTCTCGGTATACTTCAAAGTCTTTTAGTTCTGTTACAATCATCTTATTTAAATTTAGAGTTATATACATGGTTCATATATTTGTTAAAGCTTGGCTTTAGTTCGTAGGTCTTTTTTTGATAAGTCTGTGTGTCCCTT